AAAAAATTTAACCGGTGCATCCATAACCATCTGCTCCCAGTTCTCTTCATACTTTAATTTTACAAAGACATGATAGTTGTAAAGAAATCTATCTTTACCATCGAAGCCTTCTTCTTTTGTCAGTTTAGATAGTTCGGCTAAACATGGTGGACCTTCTCTAAATATATCATCAACACCCTGCATAGCTACCGCATCAATGCTGTCTGTTATTTTTTTAAGATCCTCTTCTGCAACAAGATTAGCTTGTATAACTTTCATAAACTCTTCAAAAGAAAATTTAGTTCCATCTATGTTTAAAGCTATTCTTTCTGATTTTTTAAAATAAGGTAGATTAATAAAATTACCCTTACTTATTTTTCCTGTTTCAGAATCTTTTACTAGTCGTGTTTGTTTTGGAAATATTTCTGTGTCGTATTTTAATTTAAATAATGGCAACAGATTACTTAGAAAAGATCTTAATACTGTTGCGCTAACAAAATCTTTTAAGAATATATAAAGATGCATACCACCACTTTTAGATAGCACCGGTATTAATGGTAAATCAAACTTCTGTATTGTATCAAAAAACTTTTTACGGTCGTACTTCTCGTAATCTTTGAAGTCAACATCGATGGCACCAAACCTTGCCAGTCCATCCTTAGTACAAGGTTGGATACCGATCGACCTTTCTCCAGCCAGGTGATCGTTGTAGACTTGGTCTGTTATGTCCTCATCATTCCAACGATAACTTGGTTTCTGCTTTTTGGTAATTGGATCTATCTCAAGGCGACTCATGTCGGCTTGACCATACGCAAGATCATACCCAGCGAAATATTTAGAAAATAAATTATCCATAATTATTTAAAGGGCGGATCCAGTCTCCCATCACCGCCCTTTCTCCCTAAAGAGGAAGTCCTAAATAATCGAATCCTTTTCTTCTGATTCATTTCCATGTTTGACTTTTACTTGTCCTTTGGAAATGTTTTCAGAGAACGCTTTCGCTTGTTGGTAAAGAGCTGCGTCTTCTATTGGACCCACCTTATTTACTTTCCAACCAAACCAAGTGCCTTTATCATTTGACATTTGAGTTGTTGCTAGATTGTAAATATGACTAAACGCAGGTGGTTGATATAAGTTACCACTCTTGCCTTTTAGTCTTAGGCTTGACAACATTGAGTTCCAATTTCTACTAACTTTTAGTTGTGTAGATTTCATTGTAATCAACGCTGTGCATGGGCTGTCACCAGTTACAATTACATAATGACTTGCAGTTTTTTCTACGTAATTACCATTTGGTAATCTGTCTTTGTAATTTGCATCCGGTTTTGTTTTACTGATTATGTCAGATGTAGACGGGTGTACCGTTACTGGCGCACCAGAACCTTCACCTCTATCTTTCCACTCAACATATTCGAGTTTGTAAAAACAAGGTATGACATTGATACCCTTCTCACCATCAAACAATTGATGTGATACAGAGTTATATATCATCCCTGGTTCTGCACCTTCGACATACTTACCATCCCGTTTGTTTACTTCGGGCGATAACTGTCCAAGGATTTTCAAAAAAGGCAATGCCAGGTCTTCTTGACCCAACACACCTAAACCTTTTCCAGCATCCTGCTCCATTACGTTAGCAGGTAGGCTAGCAGTTTTTTTTGTTACGTTTCCTGTTTCCATGTTATTTGTTCCTTGTTATTTTAGTTCGGTTGCCTGCGAACACGTTAAACAAGTCCGCTGGCATATCCTGTCCAGCCTCGATACGCTCGCGAACTAGTGCTTTAAGTGTCATGGGTTCGACCTTTAATTTCTGGACAGGTTCGTACCCTTGACCTTGCGCAAGGACAGCATATTGCTGTGCCTTGTTATCTTCGTCACGACCAAAGGCAACGGTTATCTCATTTTTGATAAGATCACCTAAGCCGTGCTCACGAAGCCATTTAAATGCTTCTTCCTTCTTAGCGATAGGAATAGAAGCACCGTAGACGGGTTTAACTTCAACAGCTGAACCGTCTGCTAATTTAAGCGATGAGATGTTCATCTCCTGCATGATAGTAGGAATAACCTCACCTGAAACTTTATCTGCTTCCCGCTTTTTATCTTTTAGTTGCATCTCTAGATCTTTTATTTGATCC